TGGTGGTGATGCTTATGCTGACGACGATACATCAGAATTTGATGAAGAAGAAGCTGATATGGGCGTGATGGAAAACATTAGTTTACAAAAAGTTGCTCCAGCTAAAATGGGTGATAACGGTGCTAATGCTAAATCGCCAACAACATTTAATTCAGGCGCAGCCGGCATGCAAGGTAAGCCAGTACGCAATGTAGCTTCTGAAGCAAATCCAGACGGTACATCAGCTTACAAAGCACCAAACAGTTATGCTGACAAAGGTCGTGGCGATTTACCAGGCGCAGGTTCATTCAAAAATGTTCCAGCAAAAGGCGGCGCAAATGCTAAATTAGCAGCAGCTCCAAAGCCACATTTAGCCCAGGCAGCTGGCGTTAATACAAAAACACCTTTTCCAAAAGGTTAATAGACTGATATGGCTCGCAACACATATCTCAAAGAACATCTAAGCTTCACTCAGGCAAAAGTAGAACTTTTAACTGAGGAAGCCCATGATGGCGGCAAAACCCTTTATATGAAGGGTATTTGTATTGAGGGCGGCATACGAAATGCCAATGAGCGTGTATATCCAGTAGACGAAATTGAAAAAGCAGTAGACGCAATCAACAATCAACTTAAAACAGGTCATTCTGTACTAGGCGAAGTTGATCACCCTGATGATTTAAAAATTAATTTAGATCGTGTTTCACATATGATTGAAAAAATGTGGATGGAAGGACATTGTGGATATGGCAAATTAAAGATATTAGGAACACCAATGGGTTTACTTGTGAAAACAATGTTAGACCAAGGTGTGAAATTAGGGGTTAGTAGTCGTGGATCAGGTAATGTCAACGACTCCAACGGACATGTCAGTGACTTTGAAATCGTCACTGTTGATGTAGTTGCTCAGCCAAGTGCTCCAAACGCATATCCAACAGCAATTTACGAAGGCTTATTAAACCATGCCGGCGGACAAAAGTTATTGGAAATGTTTAAAGATCCGGCTAAAAGCAACAAAGCACAGAAATACGTATCAAATGAAGTTCTTCGTTTAATACGTGATCTGAAGATCGAAGGAAAATAATATGCTAGACGCATTGAAACCGTTATTAGATAGCGAGTTTGTTACTGAGGAAGCGAAAGCTGAAATCAACGAAGCTTGGGAAGCCAAGATTGTTGAAGCCAAAGAACAAGCCCGTGCAGAACTCCGCGAAGAGTTTGCACAACGCTATGAGCATGACAAATCAGTGATGGTAGAAGCCTTAGATCGCATGGTAACAGAAAGTCTTATCGCAGAAGTTCAACAAGTTCGTGCCGAAAAAGCCGCACTTGCCGAAGATCGTGTCAAATTCCAACGCAAAATTAAAGAAGATACTAACAAGTTTAACAACTTCATGGTATCTAAATTAGCAGAAGAAATTGGTGAATTGCGTAAAGATCGTAAAACACATAATGAAGGCCTTCAAAAATTAGAAGGTTTTATCGTTCATGCGTTAGCCCGTGAAATCCGTGAATTCCAAGAAGACAAACGTGATGTAGTTGAAACTAAGGTTCGCTTAGTTCAAAATGCACGTGGGCAATTGGAAGCACTAAAGAGCCGTTTCGTAAAAGAATCTGCAGAAAAGATGACACAGGCTGTATCCAAGCATCTCAAAGCTGAACTCAGCCAATTGAAAGAAGACATCCAAGTTGCTCGTGAGAACAATTTTGGTCGTCGTATTTTTGAAGCATACAGTACAGAATTCGGAGCTACTCATTTAAATGAAAAAGCTGAAGTCCGCAAACTGCATGATATGATTGCTCAAAAAGATCAAAAAATTGCTGAAGCCATCAAATTCGCTAAGAAGGCAACTGTCTTAGTCGAATCTAAAGAACGTGAAGTACGCATCTTAAAAGAATCTAATGTACGTGCTCGTACAATGGAAGATTTGCTTAATCCTCTTAACGAAGAAAAAGCAGAAGTAATGCGTAATTTACTTGAAAGCGTTCAAACTTCACGTTTGAAAGGTGCTTTTGAAAAGTATCTACCAGCAGTTTTAGAAAATCGCTCTGTAAAAGCTAAAAAAGTCTTTACAGAAACATTAACTGAAGCAACTGGCGATAAATCTGCCCGTGTCCAAGAGCAAGAAGACGAAAGCGAAAGCAACGTCATTGATCTTAAGCGGTTGGCAGGGCTGTAAAAAGAAAAAAAAGGAGACTTAAATGTCACAAGCGTTATTAGAAAGCCGTTGGGGCGAGACAAAAGATGCATTGCTAGAAGGACTTAACGGTTCAAAGCGTAGCTCAATGTCTGTAATCCTCGAAAACACCCGTAAGTATTTGAAAGAAAATGCAACATCGGGTTCGACAGCATCAGGCAACATTGCTACATTAAACCGTGTAATTCTGCCAGTTATCCGTCGTGTAATGCCAACTGTTATCGCTAACGAGTTGGTTGGTGTACAGCCAATGACAGGACCTGTTTCACAGATCCATACATTGCGTGTACGTTATGCTCAGTCATTGACTGACAATAGCTTAGCCGCTACAAGTGTAACAGCTGGTCAAGAAGCTTTAAGCCCATTCACCATTGCTACAGCATACTCAACAGTTCCACAAGGTACTACTACTGCTTCTGCGTATACTGGTAACAACACAGCTACAATGGAAGGTACTGGCGGTAAACAAATCAGTATCCAGATCTTGAAACAAGCTGTTGAAGCTAAGACACGTAAGTTACAAGCTCGTTGGACATTTGAGTCAGCACAAGACGCTCAAGCTATGCATGGTATTGACGTTGAAGCAGAAATTATGGCTGCTTTAGCCCAAGAAATCACAGCTGAAATCGATCAAGAGATTCTCTTATCGTTAAGCTCATTGGCTGCTACAGAGTACACATACAACCAAGCTACAGTATCAGGTACTGCTACATTCGTTGGTGATGAACACGCTGCTTTAGCTGTTCTGATCAATCGTGTTGCTAACTTGATCGCCCAACGCACACGTCGTGGCGCTGGTAACTGGGCCGTTGTTTCAAGTGCTGCTTTAACAGTACTACAATCTGCAACAACATCAGCTTTTGCTCGTACAACAGAAGGAACATTTGAAGCTCCTACAAACACTAAGTTTGTTGGTACATTAAATGGTTCATTACGTGTATTCGTAAACAGCTATGCTCCAGATACACAATCAGTATTGGTTGGTTACAAAGGTTCGTCAGAGGCTGATGCCGCTGCGTTCTATTGCCCATACATTCCGCTGATGAGTTCTGGCGTTGTGTTGGATCCAAGCACATTCGAACCAGTCGTATCATTTATGACCCGTTACGGATTTGTGGAATTAACGAATACTGCAAGTTCATTTGGTAATGCTGCCGATTATGTCGGAGAAATTGCCGTCCAAAATCTCAGCTTTAGTTAATACAAACGCAATACAAACAACTCAGGGATGGGAAGTTTCAGAAAAGACACAGAAATGTGTCTTTTTTGTTGACTTTTGTTTATAAAAATGTTACTATTGAGCTTACTAACATAAATAAACTTATGAACAAATACACAAAATGGTACAATAATATTACTGAAAATGCCAAAAATCGCATTTTATCTGACTACACAGAAAGTCATCACATTCAACCACGCAGTTTAGGTGGATCCGATGATGTTACTAATTTGGTAGATCTCACACCTCGAGAGCATTTTATATGTCATTGGCTACTAGTAAAAATGACTAGCGGAAAAGATCATCATAGAATGTTAAATGCGTTACGTATGATGCGAGCAGAAAATCAAAATCAAGAAAGATATAAAACAAAAATAACAGCAAGAGTATACGAGAGTATTAAAAAAGAATATTCAAAGTTACAAAGTACACAGTTTCGGGGAAAGGGCAACGGTTTTTATGGAAAAACTCACTCAGATGAAGCTCGCAGACGAATTAGTGAAGCAAATACAGGAAGAAAACCACCACAACATGAAATAGATAAATTAAAACAATCTTTACTAAAAAGAAAAGAGCAAGGGATTAAACGAGCAGAGTATAGTGAAGAATACAAATTAGAAAGAAGTAAAATGTACACGAGCGAAGGCAATCCTCGTTATGGTGTTGAAGTGTCGGAAGAAACTCGTAAAAGAATTGGTGATAAACTTCGTGGACGTAAGCAAACAGAAGAAGAAAAGTTAGTAAGAAGTTTAGCTAACATGGGCAAAAAGCGTGAAAAAAAATTATGTCCACATTGTGATCAACATGTAGCAGTGAACGGGTACGCTCGTTGGCACGGTGATAACTGTAAAAAATTGTAGCCGCCAGAATATCTGCCACTAAATAATACAAAGCAACAAACTCCTAACCGTTCGGAGTATAACTCGTTCGGCTGTTGGTCGGCAATCCTGGTACCGGGTATTCAACACAATCAAGCACAGTAAGGTGCTTGATTATTGAAACATAACTAAATACTATTATATTTTAAAGACTGATTTTTATTCTTTATAATAATATTAAGGATAAAAACGTGGCAATAATCATAGGCAGCGGCATCACAATTGGCGGCGGCATCATAATTGAAATCACCTCACCACCTCCTAGCACAGCCACCAATATCTCTACAGAAATATTAGAACCATTACTCACTGAGTCTGGGCTTAATCTAATTACAGAATCATAAAAGGGAATAAAAATGGCAGACATAAAAATTAGTCAATTACCGGTGTTATCTGCTGTGGGAAGCACTTCCGATGTGTTACCCATTGTTGATGGTGGAACTACATACCAAGTAGCAGTATCTACTCTATTAAGCACAACCGGTAACATAACCGGTGGTAATATTATTGGTAATGGTAGCAGGTTAACATCATTGACCGGTGCCAATGTAACAGGAGCAGTAGCCAATGCCACATACGCAACTACAGCAGGCACAGTTACAACTAACGCACAATCAAATATTACATCAGTTGGCACATTAACTTCGTTAAATTCGGGTGTTATTAGTTCAAGCGGTAACGTCACTGGATCTAATATCTTAACTGGCGGTCTAGTAAGTGCCACTGGCAATGTACAAGCCAGTAATATCCGCACGACTGGCCTTGTCAGTGCCACCGGTGCCATCAGAGGTGCAAGTGTAGTTGGTGGAGTTATTACAGGTTCTTCAACAAGTGTTACTGGTACAACCACAGCAGCAAGTGTAGTTGGTGGAGTTATTACAGGTTCTTCAACAAGTGTTACAGGTACAACCACAGCAGACTCAATAGTTGGTGGAGTTATTACAGGATCAAGTACAAGTGTCACTGGTACAACCACCGCGGCCTCAGTTGTTGGTGGAGTTATTACAGGTTCTTCAACAAGTGTTACAGGTACAACCACAGCAGCAAGTGTAGTTGGTGGAGTTATTACAGGTTCTTCAACAAGTGTCACTGGTACAACCACCGCAGCCTCAGTTGTTGGTGGAGTTATTACAGGTTCAAGTATAAGTGTTACTGGTAATGTAACTGGCGGTAATGTATTAACAGTCGGTATTATTAGCAGTACTGGCAATATTTTAGGACCTACTCTTATACTTGGATCAGGAACCGGTGGTAACATTAGTAACGTAGATGTTATAACTGCCAATACAATAACATTAGGATCAGGAACTGGTGGTAACATTAGCAATGCTAATATTATAACTGCAAATACAATAGTACTTGGATCAGGAACTGGTGGTAACATTAGCAATGCTAATATTATAACTGCAAATGTTATAACTGCAAATGCTATTGTTTTACCATCCGGTGTTGGATATATACAAACATCAGTATATGCCAATACAACAGCAAGAGATGCTGCAATTGCTTCACCTGCTGCTGGAATGATAGTGTTTGTTACTGCTGGGCCAAATTTCTATGGATATGATGGATCAACTTGGGTATCATTGAATTAATTAAATAAAATCTAACAGGAATTATAATGGAAATTACAGGTTTAACACTAGTAGGATTGGAAATAACTGCACCTCCAGCGCCACCACCGCCTGGGACTGGAAAAAATGCAATATTTGGTTTTGGCTCTGGTGGATCTCCTTTTACAGCAGTCACTAACTTGGTATCTGATACCGGTGTAGTTGCCACTGATACCACCGGAGTTGGCACTGCTCGTGTCGGTCCTGCCGCAGCAGGTTATGGAGGGGACAAGGCAATATTTGGATATGGATTTAACGGATCTTTCGCATTCACAGCAGTCACTAACTTGGTATCTGATACCGGTGTAGTTGCCACTGATACCACCGGAGTTGGCACTGCTCGCGCCAGTCTTGCTGCAGCCGGATATGGAACAGATACTGCCATATTTGGTTATGGTACTACCGGCGCGAGCGTTGTCAGTATGACTAACTTGGTATCCAATACCGGTGTAGTTGCCACTGATACCACCGGAGTCGGTACTGCTCGTAATGGTGTTGCCGCAGCTGGATACGGAACAGATACTGCCATATTTGGATATGGATATACCGGATCTGCTGCTGTCAGTGTAACTAACTTGGTATCCAATACCGGTGTAGTTGCCACTGATACCACCGGAGTTGGCACTGCTCGTTACGCTCTTGCTGCAGCAGGTTATGGAGGGGACAAGGCAATATTTGGATATGGA